CTCAATTTACGGTAGTTACTGATGGTGCTGGCAATTATGCTGTGTCTGTAACTGCTGTTGGCTCAGGCTATGCGGTAGGAGACACACTTACCATTGCAGGAACAGGTATAGGCGGGACTAGCCCAGCTAACGATATAGTTCTCACTGTTACGCAACTTTCTGGGACTTCTATAGGCACTGCTATTGGCAATAATGCATATCAAAATGTACAACAGGCCAGCACTAGCGGAAGCGGTTCTGGCGCAAGATTTTCAGTCGCTACAGATGGTTCAGGAGGTTACGCTGTTGTAGTTACTGTTTTAGGATCAGGTTATGCGGTCAATGATACAGTTACTATATCAGGGGCGAATGTTGGTGGGTCAACGCCAGCCAATGATTTAACCCTTACAATTAATTCATTGGTTTCCACAATTCATTCAAATGTAGTTCAAACTAGCGGTCCAGGCTCAGGAGCTAAATTTGACATCGTTAGAGATGGTTCAGCAGCGTATACCGTATCTTCTATTACAGATATAGGAACTGGTTATGCTGTTGGAAATCAATTAGTTATAGCAGGTACATCTGTTGGTGGGGCAACACCTGCAAACGACTTGACTCTCACCGTTGCTACATTAAGCCACCCTACTATAGCCGCATACCAAATAAACACGGGGCTAAACACAACAGTTGGCGGCACAGGTTGGGGCTCAGGCCTTTATTATGGCGTGACAAACAATGCAGTGCAGACAACTTTAAATGAAGGCGGCACTTTATCTGCAACTGACACAACTGTTACTGTTACAACTTCTGCCCCAGGCGGGCATCAAATTGTAGCCAGTGATGTTATTCTTGTTGGAAGTGCGCCCAACTTAGAATTAATGCTTGTGACAAATGTTTCTTCTAATAATTTAACAGTTGTTAGGGGTTATGCAGGAACAGGGGCAAGCACAAATGTAAATACAGGCCAAAACATCACTCACGCAGATGGATCTGTTGTAAGATTAGCAAGAGGAAATGCAGACCCAGTTCATGATTTTACTGGTTGGAATGATGCTGCGGCAGGTGGTTTAACCGCCACTTCACAAATACGCTTATGGTCACATGACAACTTTGGTGAAGATTTGCTCATTAATCCTAGAGATGATGAAATATATTACTGGGATAGAACAAATAATTTAACTACTCGTGCCGTTAAACTAAACACTCTTTCTGGCACAAAACTAGCTATTCCAACAAAATGTAAACAGGTTTTAGTCTCTGACCGTGACAGGCACGTTATTGCTTTTGGTTCAGACGGTATAAAAGTTACAGCTCAAGGGGTGGCTGATACAACCGCTGTAGATGGTGATGGCGTACAAGATCCTTTGTTAATTAGATTTTCTAGTCAAGAAAGCCCTACAGATTGGCTTCCTACAAGTGAAAATACAGCAGGTGATTTAAGATTAGGCTCTGGGTCAGTTTTTATACAGGCAATAGAAACAAAGCGTGAGATACTGGTTTGGACAGATACTTCCTTAACTTCCATGCGATTTATTGGGGATCCGTTTACTTTTGGTTTGCAACAACTGTCTAGCAACATAACAATTATGAGTTCCAACGCTGCGGCAGCCACAGAAGATTTTGTGTTCTGGATGGGTATTGATACGTTTTACATTTACGCTGGTCAGACTCAAACATTGCCTTGCACAGTCAAAGATAAAGTATTTTTAGATTTTAATTTAGAGCAAAGAAGTAAAGTTGTTGCTGGTGTAAACACAGAGTTTAGTGAAGTGATATGGTTTTATCCATCTTCTAATTCAACAGAAAATGACCGTTATGTAACATACAATTATAGCGAAAAAGTATGGTATTTTGGAACATTGTCCAGAACAGCATGGTTAGACCGTGGAACCAGAGATTTTCCAATAGCTACTGGCAATAACCTTATCTACAATCACGAAATTGGTTATGATGATGACGGTTCAGCTATGAACTCTTTTATTGAATCAGCAGCAATAGATATGGCTGATGGGGATAAGTTTACCTATTTAAGAAAAGTTATTCCTGATTTAACCTTTGATGGTTCTGTTAATTTGTCTTCGCCACAGGCCACATTTACAGTTAAAGCGAGGAACAATCCTGGGGCAGATTTCGATAACACACAATCTGGAACCTCAATTAGAACACAATCAACGCCTGTTGAAACCTTTACAGAGCAATTAGATTTAAGAGTTCGTGGACGTTCCTTCGCTCTTCGTGTAGAATCAGATGCATTAGGGTCTAAATGGAAATTAGGAAGCCCCCGTGTAAATATCAGGCAAGATGGTAGAAGATAATGTCAAGTAATCAAGTTGCACCGCCAAGACTTCCAGAGCCACCAATTGAGTATACACAACAGTATATGGCTGATTTAACACGTTCTTTACAACTTTTTATTGAGCAAGAGCGCAATCCTGGTGCGATAAGGGCGACAAATATAACGCTAACTGATTTGCCGACTTCTGTTACTGGACTTGAAACAGGAGCGCTGTATAATGATAACGGTACTGTAAAGGTAGCATAATGGGTTTAAATTTAAAAAGTTTGATAAAAACCGTAGCTCCTGTTGCATTAGGGGCTCTTGCTCCAGGCCTCGCCCCAGGCATGAATCCGCTTTTAGCTAGGGCTCTTGCTTCTGGTGTTGGTAGCGTGGTTATGGGCGGGAAGCCTAAAGACGCTTTGTTGTCCGCTGCTCTTGGCGCAGGTATTGGCGCAATGTTTCCTGGTCAACAAGCAGGGGCTGAACAGTTAACCAAATCGGGGGTGAAGCTACCAGTGGGTTCGAGCGGCAGAGTTAGCTTTGACCAAATGGCTAAAAAAGCAGTTCAAGATACAGTAAGAGGTGGGGCTGGATCTGGCGCAGCGAGCGCAGTTGCTCCTGTAGCTGCGGATACAATGTCAGCAAAACTTTTAGAAGGCTTGGGAGTTGGTAGCGACAATCTATTGTTTAAAGTTCTTAATACCAAAATTGGAGAAGGTGTAG